ATGGTAGAAGTAGAACTTGAAGAAGCACCAGAACTCAAAGAAGCAGTAAGAGTTCCAGTATTCGTTGTTGTTCGGGTAGATGTTCCAGTTAAAGTTCCAGTATTTGTTGTTGTTCGGGTAGATGTTCCGGTTAGAGTTCCGGTATTACTTCCAGTTATGGTGTGTGTTATTGTTCCGGTATTAGATGGTGTTAATGTTCCGGAAGTAGTTTGAGAAAAAGAGCGAGTAACTGTAGAAGTGCCACTTGCAGAAGGAGCATTGCGTGTAGGAGTAGCAGTGTTAGTATCCGTAGATGTTACTGTACGAGTAAGAGTTGCAGTTCCTGTAGGAGTTCCTGAAACAGAAGCACCTGCTCTACTTCTAGTTGCTGTCATAGTATTGCTATCTGTAGGTGTTCCAGTTCCTGATACTGAAGCACCTGCTCTACTTCTAGTTGCTGTCATAGTATTGGTATCCGTAGGTGTTCCAGTTCCTGATACTGAAGCACCTGCTCTACTTCTAGTTGCTGTCATAGTATTAGTATCTGTTGGAGTTCCTGTTCCTGATACTGAACCACCTGCTCTACTTCTTGTTGCAGTTCCTGTTCCAGTATTAGTAATACTTACTGAGGCAGCAGCACGAGATCTCGTAGTCGTTCCTGTTCCAGTATTAGTTCCAGAGCGAGTAAGAGTACCAGTTGATGTAATGGTAGGACTCCCGGAGGCACCTGCTCTACTTCTTGTTGCTGTATTGGTGTCAGTAGGTGTTCCTGTTGCTGAAACAGAAGCAGCAGCACGTGAGCGGGTAGCAGTATTGGTATCTGTAGGTGTTCCTGTTCCACTTACTGAGGCAGCAGCACGTGAGCGTGTAGCAGTATTGGTGTCCGTAGGTGTTCCAGTTCCCGATACAGATGCAGGTGCTCTACTTCTTGTAGCAGTTCCTGTTCCTGTAGAAGTGCTACTTACTGAGGCAGGAGCTCTTGAACGAGTCGCAGTTCCGCTAAGTGTTCCTGTTCCAGTATTAGTTCCAGAGCGTGTAATAGTAGGACTCCCTGTTCCTGAAATAGAAGGTGCTGCTCTACTTCTAGTTGCTGTCATAGTAGATGTTCCTGTTCCTGATATAGAAGCAGGTGCTCTACTTCTAGTTGCTGTCATAGTAGATGTTCCAGTACTACTTACTGAGGCAGCAGCACGAGAACGAGTTCCAGTTCCAGTAGTCGTAGAAGTAACTGATGCGGCTGCCCTACTTCTTGTAGCAGTATTGGTGTCCGTAGGTGTTGTAGTTGCTGCTGCTCTAGATCGTGTGACTGTGTTTGTATCAGTAGGGCTCCCAGAAGCTGCTGCTCTAGATCTTGTTCCACTTCCTGTCAAAGTTCTCGTCATAGTTCCAGTGTCTGTAGCAGTTCCTGTTACAGACACAGCAGCTCTAGATCTTGTAGCAGTACCAGTAGAAGAAACAGTTTGTCCTAATCCTCCTCCTGAAGCCAATAATGCAAAAATGAATAACTTACGAATCATTATTATATTATATTACGTAATATTCCTAATTTGTTTACTTAAGATCGTCTAGCAGATTGTTTCCATGTAGCATTACACTTTGTACATTGATACAACCAAACTAAGTTTTGGACGCTTAATTTGTAACCTACAACATCGTCTGACGGACAAGCTTTTGTAGGGCATTGAATGGTTTTGAAGTGTTGTAATGTTGGATCATCTTTTAAATATGGATTGGCAGTTAATCGAACGGCAGCATCTTCACGAAGATTGTGTTCATAAACAAGAGGATTTTCGTGTGTAATATTTTTTACATACGGACATTTACGACACTTGAATCCAGCCGCCTCGCCGGACTCTTCGAGGGCATATAAACAGTTGTTACAGTCTGGACAGAAATTCATGGTTTGTATGCTTATATATTTTATATTAAAATTGAAATTCGTTTTTGATAACTCAATTCTGTGCGTTCAAAACGAATCGGTTGACAGAACATTGTCTTGGAAGAACACACACCAACAGAAAATGGCAGGAACGAGTGGACTCATCGCATTCTTGGAACGCAAGCGAGTTACTGTAGCTGGAGAACCTCATACACACATGACGAATGGTTCTGGACCTCTAGGAAACGGTAAATACTTCATAGGTGAAGACGACAGAGATGAGTTTTACCAACTGTACTACAACTATGTAGAAAGACAACGAAACAGGGTCTGGTTGATTGAAGCACCTTATCCAAAACTCGGTCCTTGCAAAGTAGATCTGGACTTTCTCTATCCTCCAGGAACAGACACAAATCTTCACACACAAACACAAATCGTAAAATTCACACAAGCATATGTAGCAGCACTCAAGAAATTCTTAACAGTAAACGGAGAAGTTGAAGTCATGATTATGGAAAAATCAATTCCAGTCAAGAAAGGTGAAAAAGGTATGGCAGGTGGAGTTCACTTGATGGTTCCACAACTTCGTACCAGCAAATACATTGAAATGGCGGTTCGCGATGTAGTTCTAAGTCAAATGGGTGAAATATTTGAAGGTCTTGAATTAGTTGAATCTGAATGGTCTAAAGTCTATGACCGTGCAGTTGCACAACGATCTTCAGGATGGACTATGTATGGTGCTGCTAAACCACAAGGTTTACCTTACATCATAACCTATCGTGTATTTGTGGACGAAGGTGGAGAAGCAAGAGTGGATGATTCTCCAGTCAGATTTACAGTAGACTTATTACGAAGACTTGATATTCGCGAACTCGATGATTCGAAAGAAACACTTATGACTGAAGAAGCAAAACAATTATACGGTAATCTTCCAGAAACAAATGTAGAAAATGTGCGTATTTCAGGAGGAAGAGCATTGGCACCTGCTCGTGGACGTCCTCAAGAACGTCGTCTTCCAGGTTCACGTGATTCTTCACCAACACCAACAATTCGTCCATTGACTCCAGAAGAACGTCAATACTATCGCGAACACATTGAAAACTTAGGAGACCATCGTTCAACTGAATATCAAGAATGGATTGAAGTAGGTATGTGTCTCAAGAACATTCATCCTGAATTATACGACGAATTTGAAGAATTCAGTCGCAAATCTTCAACACAATTCAATGTTCGTGAATGTATTGCAAAGTGGAACTCATTCTCTTACCGCAACAACGGACAAAAAGTAGGTATTGGATCGCTTCGATGGTGGTCCAGAGAAGACAACCCAGAACAATACAACGAAATTGAAAAGAGAAACATCCTTCGCAAGATTGATAATTCTAGAGGAGGAACAGAATATGATGTAGCATCGGTTGTATATTCCAGATTCCGTGATGAATACAAATGTGTAAACTTTGGAAAGAACGTATGGTTCAAATTCATAGGTCATGGATGGCTTGAATTAGATAAAGGTGTACAATTACAACAAGAATTATCTGTAGGTGTTTGGAAATTATACATTGAAAGAGCAGGTTATTATGGACAAAAATTGACAGATGGTTCTCTTGAAGAATGTGATGCCAAGGATCCAAAAGCGTGTGGTTGTGGATTCTGTAATGCATTCTTAACACAACAAGATCTTATAAAAGTTGCTGTTCAACTCAAGAAAACAAGTTTCAAAACAAATGTTATGCGTGAATGTTCAGAATTGTTCTTGGATGAAACATTTACTAAAAGAGTTGATGAAAACCGTAACTTGTTGGCCTGTAGAAATGGTATATTTGATATGGAAACTTGTCAATTCCGTCCAGGAAAACAAGAAGATTATGTATCGTTCTCAACCAATCTTGATTACGATGCCGAAAGAAGTTATGAAGAATACCGAGAATGGCCTGAAATCAAAGATTTCTTGGAAAAGATCTTTCCGATTGAACGAGTCAGAGACTATGTTATTCACTATCTTGCCAAATGTCTAAACGGAGCTGGAAATCAAAAGTTTCATATTCTCACAGGTGTAGGTTCTAACGGTAAATCGATGTTAATCTGTTTGATGGAACGTGCTCTTGGAGATTATGCTTGTAAAGTACCTATCTCATTATTAACACAAGGTCGTGGAAAATCAAGTTCTGCTGCTCCAGAAGTTATTCGTTTGAAAGGTCGTCGTTTCGCAACTATGCAAGAACCAGACGAAGCAGTTCCATTGAATACTGGTTTAATGAAGGAATTAACATCTTCGGAAAAGATTATTGCTCGTGATCTTTATGCAGGGGCAAAATCAATGATAGAATTTGAATTACAATCAAAGTTGAACTTAGCATGTAATGACAAACCAAAGATTAACACAAACGATAGCGGTACTTGGCGCCGTTTCGTTGTTCTAAACTTCATCTCACGATTCGTTCAAAATCCAGAAGGTCCAAATCAATTCAAGATGGATATGTCTATTGAACGCAAAGTAAAGTCAGAAGAATGGGGAAAATGTTTCTTGGCATTTCTTATTCAATCGTATACCAAGTATCGTTATGAAGACTTGATTCCTCCTGCAGAAGTTCTTGAATACACGAACGAATATCGTGAAGAAAACAATGCGATTGTAAGATTCATCAATGAATGTACACGACCAACAGTAGATGGTGAACAAAATATTATTCCAGTCAGAAAACCTGCTCTTACCGACAGATTCAAACAATGGTGGGAGACAAATCGTGGAACTCGAGACTGGAGTATCCAAGGCATGCTCAAGGAAATTGAAGCAAAATATGAAAAATATACACACGGTGGATGGGTTACGTTTCAATTACGCAATGACACCGATTAATGTTTATGACGACGACCAGCTTTGACAGTCTTATGATGACGACGACCTGCTTTTACAGACTTACGACGACGACCACCGAAAAGTGTCTTAACGGTCTTCTTAACGAAATGAGAGAGAACTGATTTCATTGCCATTTATCTACTTACGAGAATGCTTTTTTCCGTGATGGTATCCTGCTTTGTATGACTTACGACGACCACCTTTTTCCATCTTCATTGTTTTGTGATGACGGCGACGTTTTCCCGCGGTTGTGGGAGCTGGAGTAGGTGTTGCTGGTTTAGAAGCAAAAAGTCCAAATGGATCCCACCATTTTTTATCGGAAGGAGTAGAAGATGGTGCGATGTAAGGAGAAGTAGGAGAAGACATAATTATGATTAGTGTATATAATTTTAGAGATACAAGGTAATGGATACTCGTGCGTGGGGGCCGAGTGGGTGGCAATTATTACATTTAATCGCTCACGAAAACCCTAAAAAACCAGAACGATTTTTCGAGACTTTAAAGGATATTTTACCCTGTAAATTCTGTCGTGAAAGCACTGCTCAATTTTTATCAGAAATACCCATTGAAAAAAACGTCCAACATTGGTTATACAAATTGCATAATCGGGTAAACAAAAAATTACGCGATCAGTGTTTGGAAGATCCGCGTGTAATTTGTCCTCCTCCCGATCCATCATTTGAACAAGTGAAGGAACATTACGATAAATTAATTAAATCAGGACCTACTGCACCACCAGGAATGGATTTTCTGTTTTGTGTAGCATACAACTATACACCAGAGAAGGAAGGTATTTACCGTCACTTCTTTGAAGTATTATCTGAAGTATATCCATACTCTGAATTACAAATTATTGTAAAAAATCACGTATTCTTGTTTTCGTCCAAACGAGCACTTATGAAGAGTGTTTACGACCTTATGAAAAAATTGACAAAGGCAACTCATTCGGAACATTTATTACCAACCTTTTTAGGTGTTTTCCAGAGATACGGTTACTACGCAAGTTCATGTAATCGTGGAAAGACCTGTCGTAACGGAAAAAAGAAACGAGACCATCGCAAAACTTACCGAGTCACTCATGCTCGTCTCTTACATGTTTTACGAAACCATTGACGCGCTTTCGAAGTCTTCATTGCCTTTTTTACTAAATCAGCATCAGTTGTATAATGTGTCTTTCCGCAAGTTAACATACTGGCGGCACGAGCATATCCCCATTGTTGTTGTGTAGCACCCGGTCGGTGTCCTGTTCTCCATGCCGCCATTCCGCGATTAAAAGATGCTTTGACGATAGGAAGTGGAACACCTGTGGCTTTTGAATATGCATCCAACGAATGTGCTTTAGGGAACTTCTTTCTCCATTCACGCACATATTTAGATGTTCGTGTCTTAACTCCTTTGTCTGTCAAGAAAGGTCGGTATGCCTTTGGATCTTTCCATGACATTGAACGACGACGAGTGGCTGATCTCTTTCTTTGTAAGTTCTGTTTTTGAGTGAGACCCGTAAAGTATCTGGCAGGCCAATACATTATTTAATCTACACATTCAAAGTTTTCTCAAGTGCTGATTTACAAGCATTCTGTTCTGCCTGTTTCTTTGTAGTAGCAGTTCCTGTTCCCAAAACTTCTCCTGTTGGTTTACATACCGCCATCGTAAACATTCCTTCTTCCGAAGAGACCATTTTATAAATCGGTGTAAATTGGTGTTTTTGTTGACAATACTTTTGCATTCTATCTTTATAGTTATCGTCTTCTCGCAATAAGAGAGGAATATCAAGATGGGTTTCAATCATATTAATTACAAAATCATTGACAATCTTGAAGTTGTATCCTGAATCAATCCAGAGTGCTGCTATGAATGCTTCTAGAACATCACCTAACTTTTCAATATTTTGTCGTCCGTGAGTTGGTAACATTTCTTCTACATGTTTCGAAACTACAAAGAACTTATCAAGACCTAACTTATCACGTGCTAAAACTCCCAATGTCTTGTTTCGAACAATCAACTTTCTAGTATTGGTTAAGAATCCTGGTGCTTCAGTTGGGTATCGTTCGCATAAATAGTTGGCAACAACTGCACCCAATATAGAGTCCCCTCTGAACTCAAGTTGTTCGTATGATTCGTCTTGAAGGTCCATGACACCTGGAGGACATTTACCAAGAACAGCAGGTTCGCCTGTCAAGGTTGTATACTCACTTCGTCTGACGTATGTAGAATGAATCATTGCCTTCTGAAAAATTGATACATCTTTTACTTTATACCCTGGAATGCACAAGATGCGTTTTACATCATCTGCAGTCAAGGGAACATTCTTACTGTTATATGGAAAATACTCATTGGAGTTCATTTGTATATATACTCTCGGATTGTTAAAATCTTTTACAGATATTTAATCTCTTTTTTACAACATAACACTGCCGAAATTAATCCTTTCTCTCTCCAAAGTCCGTTGTCGCCTCAATCTCTGGAATTCGTGCTTACCAGAGATTCGTCCGCATTATGCTGTGAAGTGTAACAATCTTACACCATTACTTAAGGAACTCCTCGATGGAGGAGCAGGATTTGATTGTGCTTCTTCCGAAGAAGTTCATCGTGTAATTAAAATCGGGGCTTGTGCCAGAGATATTATTTATGCAAATCCGTGTAAATCACGCGATGAAATGTCCAAAGTAAAGTATATTCCGATTCCCTATATGACATTTGACAGCAAAATGGAGGTCCTTAAAATGAAAGAAGAACAACCTGAAACAAAACCTATTCTTCGTATTTTTGTAGATGATAAAGGAGGAGCACGCATTCCTTTAAATAGTAAATTTGGTTTTCACTTACAACATATTGATGAACTAAGTATATTAAATCCAAACTTTCACATTTATGGTCTTGCCTTTCATGTAGGAAGTGATTGTACTTCTTTAGTAGCATACGAATCTGCTTTCAAAACAGTTCATAAATTCGTAGATATATTCAAGTATAATACAGATGTATTCACACCTGAAGTTTTAGATATCGGAGGAGGATTCTCAGGTGCTACCAAAAACAACGATTTTTTCAGATACGAACTTGCTCCCTATATTCGAAACCAAATCAAAAGTTTACCTTTCAAAAAAGTTATTGCAGAACCTGGTCGTTTTTTCGCAGAAGAGTCCTGTAAATTACAAGTTCCAGTTATCGGAAGAAAAAGACTTCCAAATGGTAAACAATGTATAACGGTCAACGAGTCCGTTTATGGCATATTTTCAGGGGTTTTATTCGACGGCTTCGTACCTACTTTTAACTGTATAACACGAGGCAATATTACTGATTATTCAAAATTTACAATCTTTGGCAGAACGTGTGATTCAGCTGACAAAATAGCAGAAGATGTTTGGTTACCAACAGATATTGGCGAATCAGACATCCTTGAAGTCCAAAATATAGGTGCTTACTCTTGGGTAAGTGCTTCTAAGTTTAACGGTTTTCCTTTACCATTCGTCGAAGTTAGATAAGAGATCTGCGTGTAAAACGACGAGGTAATCTGCGAGAACGATATCCTCCAGATAAGAGAGGAGAATCAGTTGGAACATAGGGTCCTACACTTGTAGCACCTGCTCCTCCCCAGTATTTACGCTTTCCACCCTTCTTGCCCTTCTTTGTAAAATAATGGGCAAGACCGAGTGCTGTTCCTGCAACTAATGCATCATCTACTACACCTGCACCACCATGATGTTTGCGTGATTTTCTTCCTCCGAGAGGTTTCTTTTGTCCCCATTTTTTAGCAGCATAGGAAGTTCCAACAGCAAATAAAGCATCATCTACTGCACCAACACCTCCTCGGTGTTTTCTTGTCTTACGATGTTTACGACCTCCGGTACAACCGCATCCACCTGGAGCTTTCCATGATGGGTTTGGTGATCCTTGTGCTGTATCTGTTTGGTAGTCCATTGGTGAAGACATATTTATATATTAGGACGAATTTTTTGACGAACGTATGGGTGGGTGGTAATTTCTTCCTCTTTCATACCCGTTATTTCGTAGTATCTGGGTTGTAACCAACGATTAAAAGCATGCCAAACTATTTCTGCTAAGAATAATTCCGAATTATCCATTCTGTCTGCCATGCGATACGCTCCTCTTGTCCACCTTCCCCAGACTTCTTTCACAATTGGACGAAATACATCTTCCAAGAGATTGTAATGTATATCTGTCTGTTCGCGAGTAATGATATCGCAGAACGGACATATTTGACGATAATATTGACATCCACGTGGAATATGATGAACGTGTAATGTCAAAAAATCACTGACTATCTTTTTGATACGCGGGTCTTCCATATGGATATTTTGATGATAATGAAAACAGAGTATTGCAAAACTCTGAAAAGTGAAGGGTTCTATATTTTCTATAATCGTTTCGTAGTAAGTTCTTTTCTATGAGTTTGTCCTCTAATTGTAAAAAGAGGTCTCTTACTTCCTCTTCGTGTGTTGTATTATTAGGCGTTACGGTTTGAAGCCACTGTTGAACGGGTTTCATCTTTGTCTTCACTAGGCATTATGCGTCTAAACGAGAACTCGGTTGCCACAAGGTCTCGTTTTTTGCGTTCCGTAATAAATTTGTAACATCCTGTTGATGTATGTGGTCCAGGTCCTCTAAAGTAATCATCAAGGAATGTTTGAAGTTCGCGTGTTCCAAGTGACCACGATTTATTCCAGGTTTCTGGTCGTTGAATCTTGATGTAAGAACCGTCATCTTGAATTTCTAATTTATCAATACCTTCAAATACGTTACGCTTTAATATATCACTCATTTCATTTTCTATAAACTTCTTATCTTCTCGTATCTTAGAAGTACGAGAGTTTAGGTTTCGGAGTTCATCGTCTAAAGTTCTAAATTTACGAACACATTTAACAAGGTCGCGTTGATCTAATCCTGCCATTTTATGTTCCTGCAATTCCTGTCCAAAAAAGACATCCGTTTTGGATAATAATGGACCCACGCGAAGTTGAAGCACTGCGTGTAGCCTACAATAAAGAACATCCACATGAACCACCTGTAAAGAAAGGTCCCAACATGTGGAAAGATATCACTCGCCGCATGAAAGATTCGTGTAAAACTGGAGCACCCGAATGTATAGTTCACTCTCTTGTTGAAAAACCAGATGCTCCAATGAGTTGGAACACCGACGGAACTCAGTGGTTATCTTCCGATGATATAGATGACAGTCAAAGATATTATGAAAAGATAGTTCCAGATTACTATTACACCGGTTCTGTTCCTATAGATTTTGATTTACATAGTGAAACTGGTTCGTGTTTAGTATCGTCTCTCTGTAGTATGAAGATTTCTGAACTTTACAAAAAAGGGTATCGTCGGGTAGGTATTGTATTTAATACAGATCCACATAACGGACCGGGTGAACACTGGATAGCAGCATTTTTAGATATGCGTCCTGAACTTGAATATCCTAAAATGACCTATTTTGATTCTTACGCCCAAAAACCAGAAAAGGAAGTT